AGCGATCAACTAAACGTAAATCAACTAAACGTAAATCTCACAAAAAGCGATCAACTAAACGTAAATCAACTAAACGTAAATCTCACAAAAAGCGATCAACTAAACGTAAATCAACTAAACGTAAATCTCACAAAAAGCGATCAACTAAACGTAAATCAACTAAACGTAAATCAACTAAACGTAAATCAACTAAACGTAAATCATAAAAGCGGACTATAATAAAATGATTTTTTTTTATATTTTTATATTTTTATTATAATAAATGAAACGAGTTGATTTTAATCCGCTTTTAACTATATATGAATGTGATGTTGATACAATAATATATAATGAAGAAACAAAACCAGTGCCTAAAAAAAAGTGTTTTTTGCTAAGAATTTTTAATAATTTAAAAAAAAAAATTTTTAAAACATAATTTTTTTATTTTGGATAAAGTATGTATAGCGAATCGGATTTTGAAATAATAAATTCGTCTAATCCAGAACCAATTAATTATAGACGTATAAAAAAAACATGGTACGATTTTTTTAGAAAAATGTACATGACATTCATTATATTATTTATAAGTATTATTATATATGTTTATTATAACACTATAAAACAAACTAAAAAAAATAATACCAAGTAGAGTGTTGGTAAAAAAGTGATTTTATTATAATATTTTAAATTTTGTATATGTTTAAATTAAATAGTATTATGAGAAATAACTTGAAAAAATCATACTTTAGTATTACGAGAAATAACTTGGAAAAATCACATAAAATAATGTTTACAAGCCAATCACAAATTACACTAAATAAAAAAAATATGTTAACACAAGATGTAAAAATTATTAATGATAAAATTGAACAATTTCCATTACATTTATTTGAAAAAAAAATCAATACTGAGATATGTAATGATTTTAAATATGAAAAAAACAAACGTGTAATTGAGAATATTGAACTCACAAATGAAAATAAAAAACTTGCAAATGAAAATAAAAAAACTTGCAAATGAAAATAAAAAACTTGCAAATAAAAATAAAGAACTTGCAAATGAAAATGTCACAATGTTTTTTTGTACCAGTGGTACATTTTTATTTATTTGTTTCTTTCTTGGATTTAACTAAATGTATAACAAAAGTCAACCCATTTATCATGTCGTATATTAAAATGTAATTGTTTATTAATAACATATAATAATGAATTGATTTCATCATTAAACTCTTGATCAAATACAATGGTACTTTTAAGGTATTTTGTTTGATATTTTGTTTTAAATTTTAATTCGATTATAAAACTCATTAAATCTGAAAAATTCATTTTACCAAGTAAATACGGTATTCTATTTTTTAAATCATAATAAAAATCTAAAATAGCATCGTTGTATTTATATTCAAATTGGTCAATTGGGTCAATTTCAATTTTGTCAATTTCGTTCATTTAAATATTATTTATTTTTATATTTAAATTAAATTAATTAATAAAAATTTATTTTATTTTAATATCATATATATACAAATGGAATTAATCGAAATGATTCAAAAAAATGATTTACTTAAAGTTGCATTAATACTTGTCGCTGTATATTTTTTCATGCAATATTACAATAAAGAAACATTAGATAATACATCCGATGATTTAACGCCTTTTACTGTTTCACAGGAACATGAGGTACCACAAGTTGCACCTGGTAGTTTAGCATCAGAAGATGTTAAACAACAATACGTCGAAAAAGTTGTCGCCGGAAAAACTCAATTATCTACAGCTGATCTTTTACCTAAATACGATGACGCATCCGATTTCGCTAAACAAAACCCCGTCTCCAAAGTTCTACAGTCCCAAAATTTCTTATTAGCAGGTCATCACATGGGTATAAATTCTGTTATGCAGTCTAACAAAATTAGCTACACCGACCTTCGTTCGGCCCCTCCTATTCCTAAGCAATCCGTTGGTCCTTTCATGAACTCATCTTATGAAGAACCAGCTGGTGCAAAAAGACGTCACTTTGAATTAGGTTCTGCTTAGACGTTTGTTTCTAAAAATAAAATGAATTTTAATATTAAACTAAATATTAAAATGCCAGCGAAATTAACTTTTGTTTTTGTTAAAGAAGAATTTGAAAAACGTAATTGTAAATTACTTTCTACAGAATATATTAATGGTAAAGAATTATTAAAATTTATTTCGCGTTCAAAATAAATTTTTAATTTAAAGATAAATGTTATAACCACTTATAACATTGTTAAATGACAGAAGAAATTAAAGAAGATAATAATTGTATAATTAAAGCATTTGAAAATAACCCAATAGCAATTATAACAGAAGATATAGATAATAAACAAATTTTTTGTTTTAAAGCCTCTGATATTGGTAAAGCATTGAATTTAACAAATATAGCTGTATCAATTCAGCATTATGATGACGACGAGAAGGTACTAAGGAAAGCTTATGACGTCCGTGGATGCGAACAATACACTATATTTTTAACAAGTCAAGGTGTTTATAGACTTTTATATAATAGTAAGAAACCTGAGGCAAAAAAGTTTAGAAAATGGGCTGGAAATATTTTGGATGACATTATATTTAATGAATCAAAAGAATTAAAACGTCAGATAGAAGAACAGAAGCAATTATTAATAGAACAATTTGAAAAATCAATATTTGAAAAACACAATTTATTATTAACAAGATATGCTCTATCTGGTTCTTTAGTATATTTTATTAAAGTTAAATCGTATGACAATGGTGATTTTATTGTAAGAATTGGTTGTTCAAGTATTGGTCTTGAACCAAGATTTAAAAAACATAAATCAAGTTATGATGAAGCTATTGTATTGGATTGTTTCAAAGTTGATAAACATGTGGAATTTGAATCTTATATTCATAAATTTATGCATAAATCTCTTGTAAAAGATTTAGTTGGTCACGAAAATGAAAAAGAAATTTTTTTAATAAAATCAGATCAAGAATACAATGATTTAATTAATGTGGTAAAAAATAACATTAAGAGATTTAATCATACAGATTATGTTGAAATAGCTGATTTACAAAAAGAAATAAATAAACTACAAAATAAAGACACTAAAAGTGAAGAGCAATTAGATCAAAAATCCTTAAATCAAATTATAGAAAATCAAAATAAATTATTAAAGCAATTTGAATTATTAAGTAATAATCAAAGTAAATTGGAAAACACGTTGATAACATTAGTAAAAAATTCAAACACAAGAACTCCACAAGAATATAATACTGTAATAAAACCATTACAAGGTCCTAAAGTAGTTCAAATTAATTCAGAAACTTTAAAAATACATAAAGTGTATGATACTATTATAGAACTTTTAAATATAGATCCTCATATTAATAGAAATTCTTTAAAACGATCGATTGAAAAAAAAAGCATCTATAGAAATTATAGATGGATGTTTATAAACAGAGATGAAAATATAAAAATGTTAGATATCCAACCGACAAATATATATGAAGAAATAAAATGTGTCGGTTATATTGCTAAATTAAATCCAGATAAAACAGAAATTATTAATGTGTATATTTCTATGCAAGAAGCAGTAAAAACTAACGGAAAAATCCCACGAAATAGTCAATGTTATATTTTATATGAACAATGTGATAATATTCTTAAAGAAAATTTTGAAAAAATAAATGGTAAACCATTACTATATCAAAATGGAGTCGGGCAATTTGATAATACTGATAAATTAATTAAAGATTTTGCTTCAAAAGAAGATTGTTATAGAAAAGTAAATATTAGTAGAGCATTATTAAATAAATTAATCAAAGAAAACATTGGTAAAAACGGCTTTATATACAAATATATCGGTAAAAAAGGTGCGATGTTGTGATAAATTCCACAAATGTACACATGTGGTGTCAACATATTATATAATTTGTAGTAAAAATGGATAAAAAATGATTAAAGTGTGTTATATTCACAAATTTAAAATAAAAATCAATAATAAAGATGGTTGAATGTGATTTTTGTATGAAATCATTTGCTCGGAAAGATTCATTCAAGAGGCATTTAAGTACAAATTCTTGTACGAATGTTCCATCATCAAATCAATTAGAATGGTATAAATACATTAAGAAGAATTATCCACAAAATAAAAATACGGGTTCTACATTAAATTTAACAATAAATATTCAACCGTTAAATGTGTTTACATTAAAAGATACAGATAATGATTTAATATATGAATTCATACAGAATTATGATCAAAAAGGTAAAAAAATCAACAATGGCAAACGTGATGCCATAATAAGTTATTTTAATAAGACTTTACCGGATAAAAATCTAATAAAATATATATCAAAACGACCACTTCAATATCAAATTGCGGAGAAACAAGGTGAAAATGGTGATGTAATAAATTCAATACGTGGGTTAAAAGATTCTGTAAATATATTAACTGATCCAATATTGAAAGCATTAAAGAGTAAAATATTAAATTTTGAGAACAAATTAAGAAAAGAGAATGATAAAGCTGTAATAAATGGTACAGAAGATGAATTGAAATACGATTATCCATTAGTTGAAGATACAATAATAGAAATTAAGAAAGAATTGGATAGAGAAGTTGTTCAAAAAACATTGAAACAATTTTTACGTAATGACGTATTAAATGATATAAATATGAAATTAAATATTCATTAAAAATGGGCTTGGTATTTTTTTAAAATATACTTGACATTATTATCATATTCATCAGTTGTTAATAACTGGTTTACACTATTACATGTACCAAATGCAAATGATAAATAAGAACAATTATAATATCTAACTGGCCATGATGTTATATTATTGTACAATATATCATATAGTACATCTGTATTATTTTTAACGTATTTATCTATATAATTCATAACCGCTATATTAAAAATACTATCAATTTTATAAGATTCTGAATAATAAGGAGTGCAAAGTTGTTTAATTTGTTCATCTATTCTATATCCACTAATATAGTTTGTTATATTCTTTTCAACATTTTGCATTATCAAATCATAAAATGTTTTATTAACTATAGTTTGATATAATGGATAATAATGTTTATAGAAATTGTTTTGTAAATTGTGTTTGAAGTTATTAAAATATAAATAAACATTTTGTTTTATAATATTGTCACTATTATGTTTTTGAAATATTTTATTAACTATTTCATTATAGAATGGGAAATTACGAAATATTAGCATTGTATTTAGTGAACTTAATTGTCGATTTTCAAATGTATCAGTTATCAATTTTTTAATTGTTTGTTTTTCTTTATTTGTTAAATTAATATCAAAAGAATTATCATTAAACTTATATACACATTGTGTTTCAATACTGTCATTGGTGACTTTAGTTGTATATCTTTGAATATAACAATTTAATTTATCAGCTGTAAATCTTGTTAAAAATTCTTTAATTGTAATAATATCAATATTTTTATTAAGTAAAAGTAAGTTTATAAATAATAAAGTCCAACTTAAACAAAACCCCCCGTCTGTTATAAAATTTTTAGAGTAAATTTGCAAAGTTTGCGGGCCTTTTTCATTTCCATCTTGAAACACATTAATATAATCATAATGATGACGTAAGTTAAATGTATTTATGATAATTGTTCTAATATGTTCTGATATATTTATATACTTGCTAATTTCATCACCATATTTACTACCATGTGGTTCAAAAAAATATATAGTACCATTATTAATAATATTTTCATATTCATATTCAGATTCAGAATCAGAATCAGAATCAGAATCAGATGTAAAATTAAAGTCTGCGGTATATTCTTTTGGTTTTTCTATAACAATTAAATTAGAATGCCCACCATTACTAAATTTTAAATATATAGGTATAAAAACTCGTATATCAGTACTTGATAAAGCGTCTTTTATTTTTTGATAAAATTCATTGGTATAACTATATTTTAAAGTAGACATGTCTACAGTTAAAAAATGGTTATTTGAACATACCGATTGATTCTCTCCAAGTATAATTTTATTTAGATGAATTAAAAATTTATTAGTATCAAGATAATTAATTGTTTTATTTTCATTTATCCCTGTAAGATTTGGGAAAATTATATCTGTAACTTTGTGTTTTCTAAATATACCAGTAATAGCTGAATCTTGTAAAAAATCATCATTTACTTTTTTATAACCATATCCAGTACAGATGTCCGGGTATTTTTTTCTGTTTGGGGGGTTTTTATTCATATAATATAATATATAATATATAAATAAAAAAAATTGAATCATTAATATATAATTTATAATTTATAATTTATAATTTATATATTAATGTCAAAAACACTTGGTCAATTAGAGATATATCTTTATAAAAATAAACTAAATGAAAAATCATTAATCGATTTTCTTCCAAAATTTAGTTCAAATACAATTAAATCTATTGTTAACGATTTAGATATAGATTTAGATATAGATATAGATATAGATATAGATATAGATATAGATATAATTAAAACTAATGTAAAAGATAAATTGTATATATTTTCTGATGGAAATTGCAGAGGAAATGGTAAGAAAAATGCAAAAGGGGGGTATTCTGTTTTTTTTACAGATAATCAAGAATCACCATTCTTTAAATTCAATAAAACAAAAATGGTATTATCACAACCAACTAATAATAAATGTGAATTATCAGGTATTAGATGTATCTTTCGTGCTTTACATGAAAATCAATCACTATTTAAAGATAAAGAATGTGTTATTTATACAGATAGTCAATATTCTATAGATTCTATTACTAAATGGTCAGATAAATGGTGTAAAAATGGGTGGGTGAATAGTAAAAAAGAACCAGTCAAGAATAAAGAATTAATTCAAGAAATTTTAGAATTACAAAAAAATACATCTGATATCAAAATATCATTTAAACACGTTTTTGCTCATACAAAAGAACCATCTGATAAAAATTCTTTAGAATTCAAATTATGGTTTGGAAATAATAAAGTAGATACAAATATTAATAAAATGTTTGATTTAAGTAAAAATGAATAATTAAAAATCTTTTTAAAATTAAAATGAACCAAGATAAAACTAAAACGTCTATTAATATCATCGGGATGGGGTATGTTGGAGGGGCAATGTCTCATTTGTGTGATGAAAACAATGTAGAATATAATGTATGCGATATTAAAGAAAAAGAAGGGGGGTTCAATTATTTTAATAATATTTCAAATTTAGTTGATTTTAGCGAAAGTAAAAGTGATGTAAATTTTTATACGATATGTGTCCCAACACCAAGTGATTCGGATGGTAATTGTGATACATCTATTGTAAAAAATGTTTTAACACAATTAGACGAAAATATTAATAAAGAAACTTTTGTTATTATTAAATCAACAATTATCCCTGGAACAGCACAAACTTTCAATGAACTTTTTCCAAAATTAAATATTGTATTCTCACCGGAATTCCTCACGGAAAAAAATTATTTAGATGATATTTATAATGCTAAATTTGTTATATTAGGAATTCCACCAAAATTTGAGCTGAATAAATATCAAAAAGTTTTAAAAGTAATAAGACTATTTTACAAACATTCGAATATTGATATTTTTATGAAAAGCTATGAAGAAGCTGAATTATTTAAATACACATTAAATACATTTTTTGCTATGAAAATTACATTTTTCAATGAAATCCATGAATTATGTGAAAAAATGAATGTAGATTATCAAAAATTAAAAGAACTTTTTAAATTAGACCCTCGTGTAGGATCGTATGGGACGGTCGTACCTGGACCAGGAAATGATTTTTATGGTTTTAAGCTTTCATGTTTACCAAAGGAAGTACGTGGTATGATTAAATTAGAAGAAAAATTAGAATTATCAAGTGAATTAATGGTATGTGTTGATAAAAGAAATAAATATTTTAATAATAAACAAGTTAAAAATTGAATTTTATTTTCTTTTGGAATAGCATAAATGAATTGTAAAGAAAAAAATTGTAATAAAAAAGCAAATTTTAATATTGCTTCAAAAACAAATCCTATTTATTGTAACCAACATAAAAGTTTATATAACTATCTGGATTAAATCTTATATAAACTACCAAAGTCTTGAAATATTTCCATTGTTCTTTTTGTATCACAATTTGTATATCCGATGAAAATAAAAAAGTGTTATCAAGTTTTAAAAATCATAAAACGTTATTTGTACCAATTATAAGAGTTAAAAAAGAATGGAATAATCGTTTAAATACATTAAAAGAAACTATAGTTAAATGGTTAACAGAGATACCTGAAAGTGAAATTACATATGAATATTTGTTTTATGATATTTTACTTTAACTTTTTTTTGGTAAACTACATTTTTTAGCACGTTTATCACATTTTGCTCTGTAACTTTCATATTTATCTAAAACTTCTTGAAAAGGTGGTGTTGGAACTGTAACAAACGTATCAATCTTGAATTTTTTAACTTTTGAATAATAATCTTGTTCTGTTATATTTTTAGAATAAAATTCCGCTTTTAATCTCTTTTTTTCATCATTATAACATATATTTTCTTGACACATTAATTTTTTATTTACTTTGTCTTTCATTAAATATAACCAATACATCAATTCAATGCGACCTACTAAATATTCATCTATCGGTAATTCTTTAAGAAATCCTTTAAATGAATTTCTACAAAAAATACATGGTAATATAGTTTGAAGTGAACATAACATATTTTTAAATGCTTTTTTTATCTCTAAATCATCACCTGATGTTTCATTGATTTTTATAGGATAACGCCCTATAATACTTGTAAATAAAAAATCCCACGCAGCAGGACCGAAAAAGCTGGTACTCATTCCTGATCGACCATAATACTTACTATAATCTATATCTTTTGGTAAATCTATCATTAATTATAATTACCCAACAAATTAAAAAAAATTATTTTATTTATTAATATTAATATTAATATTAATGGGTCAAGATTTACATACAAAGTTTCCTGGTAATTTTACATACAATAACATAGAAAAAAAGGACTGTAAAAATTCTAAACAACGACAATACGCTATTAGATGTGAAAATTGGCCTGATGGTTGGACAGCGCATGGCAATGATACATGGGAAACATGTGAAGGTGCTTGGAAAGGCAGTAAAAATTTTTATAGTGATTCTAGGATGGTAAGAAATGTTGAGTGGGTTGGTGTAGAATATGAAAAGGAGGAAGAATGTTCAAATAATGATGTTATTTGGGACGAACCACAAGAAATGTGCGATGGAGATGGTAGAAAATTAAAAATCAAAAAATGTAAAAATTGGGTCAATAACGATCCAGAATCTTGTAAAAACTCGCCTACTAAAGGTGATGTAAAAAAATGGATACGATGTACAATAGGAAGTTCTCCTGGAGGAGGTTATCATGGTGATAAAGCTACACTGTGTGCACCTTTAACGGCAGATGCCAGTGATTTTAATTGTACAAAGTTATTAAGTTGTTTTGCAGTAATGGAAGATACACGAGACTATTCATGTCCAACAAATTTTATGACAAACCCAATAGGTTCGATAACAAACTCAATAGGTTTGATAATGCAAAAATTAAAACTAGTGGGTTCAGCTTCAGCAATATTCAGTGTGATATTATCATTTTGTTGTATGTTTATACTTTTAATTACATGAGCTTGTTCGTCGATACTATCCCGATCGAGTTTGCTTCGCTCACAATCCAACACATGAGCTTGTTCGTCAATACTGTGTAAATAAACTATTATAAATTTTATCATTAAGTACTCTGCCTATATTTTGTTGTATATGTCAATATAAATCAAAAGGAATTTGTATATTAAGAGAATTAAAATGTACTCACAAATTTCATATCAATTGTATAGACGAATGGTTTATTTCTAAAAATGAATGTCGATATGAGATTTAGTAAGTTGTAAATAAATAAATAATTTAATATTTAAAGATAATGAAGACATTTGCGCAAATAATTAAAGATAACATTGACAAACCATTTATTTTAAAACCACCAAAACCATTGGATCCTTTACTAAAAGAAATAAAAGAGTTTTATATAAATATTGATGGTAATGTAAATATTCATAAATCACAATTAGTTTATTCCAAACTTTTCAAACATCCTGTAGAATGTGTTTTTTATTGGTGCGAAGACAGTTGGAAAGGAAATTTATTTGTTATTTACAAATATTTAAAAGTAAAAAAAGAATTTTTTATTTGTTATTATGGAAATTTTGTATCATGTGAATGTGATAAATGTCCTGAAAATAAAAACTTGTTAAACTGTATTTTTAATAATTTGAAAGTTTTTAATGACATAAAAGAGATAAATCTTACAGACTTTATACAAGACAACATTCATAATCAATTACAAAGTGAATTTAATAATTTTAAAAAAAAAATTGAAGAAAAAATTGAAGAAAAAATTCAAAAAGTTAAAGTTCAAAGAAGTTGGGTGTCAGTTGTTAAAAAAAAATGAATAATTATAAATTATAAATTATATTATTATAATTAATTATGAAAACTAAAGTTATAAATTTTATTAGTGGATCTGGTGTAGGTAAATCTCTAATGGCAGCTTTAACATTTGCTGAATTAAAGATGATGCATATTACAACCGAATATGTTCAAGAATATGCTAAAACTTTAGTTTGGCAAAAGCGTTTTGAAGAATTGAATAATCAATACCAAGTAACTACTGAACAATACAATATGATAAAATCAGTAGATGGTGCTGTAAATTACATCATTTGTGATTCAGGATTACTAATTGGATTATATTATAACCGTATTCACCCTACAAATGTATGCAATATACAAAAAACTGAAAAAATGATATTAGACAAGATGAATGAATTTGATAATATGTACATTTATTTAGAACGAAATCATGAATTCCCATACGAAAAAGAAGGACGTATCCAAAATGAAGAAGAAGCTATATTGATTGATAAAGAATTTAAAAATTTACTCAATGAACTAAATTTAGATTATATTTCAGTTCTAAGTTCAAAAGAGTCTATTAAAACAATTATAGATTATATAGTTCATGACGAATATAAAGAACATCATTCAGCATGTAGATGCACCGAAGACACTGAAACAACTATTTAAATAAAAATGATTTTTATTTATTAAATATTACATTTATATCAATATTATTCCAACGCGTTTTAAATAAATATTTATTTTATCCAATATCAATATACAAATTTCACCTGTTAAATACATTACATATATATTATGAATAATGAACAATACATCTCACCATCAAGAATCACAAGTCAATTCGATATTACATCAGGAACACTTAGGCGTTGGGCTGAAGAAAAAAAAATCAGATTCCTTAGACCAAATGGTACACGGCGAATCTATAACATTGAAGATATCAAAAAAATCCTTGGTATCAAAGAACATGTCAGTACCACTTATAACACCGTGTGTTATGCCAGAGTTAGTTCAAATCATCAAAAAGAAGACCTTGAAAGACAAATCATTGTCCTTAAATCAAAATACCCAAATGCTAAAATCATTAAAGACATTGGAAGTGGACTCAATTGGAATAGACAAGGATTTAATTCCATTTTGGAACAAGTCCACTCAGGAACAATCATTTTTTTATCTGGCTTTAAACGCGGTTAATAAAATTTTTTTTATAATGTTATTATAATATAATATGGGGGATAAAGATTATGATAGAGTTGATTTGAGGAAATTTAAAATTAAATCAATGGCACCAGACTCTTCTGTACTATTGATTGGTAAGCGAAAGTCGGGTAAAAGTATACTGGTAAAAGACATAATGTATAACCATAGTACTATACCGTGTGGTTTAGTGTTTTCTGGAACAGAAGATGCAAATCCATTTTTTGGGGAATTTATACCAGATTCTTTTATATATTCTAAATATGATCCACAGTTGGTTAAAACGTTAATAACATCGCAATCTAAAAAAGTTAAAACCGCTCGTAAAAATGGGTACGCTGATACAAATGGTAAAAATGATAAAAACAGATCTTTTTTAATTTTAGATGATATGTTAGCTGATGCTGATTCTTGGAAAAAAGAACAAACTATTAAAGAATTATTTTTTAATGGAAGGCATTTTAATATTTTTTTTATTCTTACTATGCAATATGTTTTAGGTATTCCCCCAGCTATGCGTAGTAATATTGATTATATTTTTATTTTTAATGAACCAAGTATCAAAAATCGTAAAAAAATATACGATGACTACGCAGGAATGATTCCCAGCTTTGACCACTTTTGTAACATACTTGACAGTTGTACACAGGATAATGAGTGTCTAGTGATCAAACTTTCTGGAAAAAGTAATAATTTGCAGGATCAAGTATTTTGGTACAAGGCAAGTATGGTGGAACCATTCCACGCTGGTCATCCGAGCATTTGGAAATACCACGATACTCACTACAATAAGACATATGAAACTGACAAAAATGAAGAACAAGAAAATATTGATAAACTTAAAAAGAAATTCAATAAAACAAATAAACTTAAAATTATCGTATCAAGAACAACAGGTGATATTAAAGGTGTTGAAGAATATTAATCAAGATTTTAATTTATTTTGTATTTAATTTACATTTAATTGTATTTAATTTGCATTTAATTACATTTAATTACATTTAATCGCGTTCAAAATTCTATTTAAAAATAAAAATATTAAGTATATTATAAAAATATTGAAGATGAATCAACTTATTCAACCTAAAGCCGTTAATTTCAAAGACCTTGTAAAGAACAGTAAAACTACACTCAGTTTAAACTGTCAATCTGATATGATTGATTTACTTAATGAAGAATTTACAGAAGAACAAAGCCAATGGTACATTGCTAACTTGTATATGTATATAAATTTCGATCCAACAACAGATTTTCCTATTAACTTGGATCACGTTTTTAAAATGATTGGCTTTGCAAATAAAGGAAATGCGATGAAAACAATAAAGAGTAATTTTACTAAGGATGAAGACTATAAAATTTCACTTATCCCTAAGGAAAAATCAAGTTGGGGTGGTTCTGGTAGTGATGAAGTTATGCTAAATGTAGATACATTTAAGAATTTGTGTATGATAGTGAAAACACCACAAGGAAAAGAAATTAGAAAGTATTATGTAAAATTGGAGAATATAAATAATAAAATAATAAAGAAAGAAATAGAAAATACAAAAAATTTATTAGAGCAAAAAGACCAATTATTAATAGAACAAAAAGAACAATTAATAGAACAGAATAAATTATTTAACGAGTTAGAACTTAAACCAGAAACAGAAGGATTTAATAGTAGAATAGCAGGAGAATTGTATGCGATTAAAGATAAAAGTAAACCTGGTCATGTGAAATTAGGAATTGCAAACAAATCTATTACAAGAGTTGATCAATTGAATGTTGGAAGTAGTAATCATTCATTAGAATTGTATACTAAATTTGAAACATTTGATAGAGATTTAGCAGAAAAATTAATTCATCATTCTTTACATCCATTCAGAGTCAAAAATAGAAAAGAATGGTTTTACTTTAGAAATGACAAGGAATTAGCATATGCTATAAATACAATTAAGATTTCATTAGAACATATTAAACAATTTGATATTAAAAATTATAACCAATTTAAAGAATTAACTGAAAATTTAGATGTAAATTCAGAATTAATTAAACCAAAAATTATCAAAGAATTACAAAAAAAAGAAGCTATTAAAACAAAACAGCATATTGAACAAATGAAAAAAAATGTTATAAATGGTGTTCAACAAAGTGGTGCTCAAACTGGAACTTTTAAGGGTGTATGTTTTGTTACAGAAAAACAACTATGGTGTGCACAAATTCAAAACGATAATAAAAATCATTTTCTTGGGAATTTCACAGATGAAATTGATGGAGCTAAAGCATATAATGATTATGCATTATATCTAAATCAAACTGAAAAAACAAATTTTGCACTAAATGATATACCAGGATACAAAACAGTTGCAAGAAATGTACCAGAAGAGAATGCTATAGATATTCAAAATAAAAAAAGCTCAAAGTATATTGGTGTAAGTTATGATAATAAACGAAAATATTATGTGACTGGTATAAAATGTACAGGTAAAACATATAATTTAGGATCAAGTGAAAATGAACTTGATTGTGCAAAACTGTATAATCAACAAGCGTTATTTTTTAACAATGAAATAAACACAACATATAAATTAAATGATATAGAAAATTTTGTAACTGTACCAAAAGATATTCGTACAGAATTATTTGAAAATAAAAAGAAAAAAACAAGTAAATATACAGGTGTGTCTTTAACTGTAGCAAAAAAATGGACCAGTAGTTATACATTAAACAGAAAAAAAACACAGATTGGAACATTTAATACAGAATTAGAAGCATGCCAAGCATATAATAAAACTGTAATTGAACTTAATAAAAATGGCTGTAAATATAAAGTTAATATTATATAAAATATTTTTGTTCTAAAAGTTTTTTTAAATATCTTTTATCTTTATCTGTAAAACTATATATATCGTATTTTTTCCAAACGATTTTAATTATAAAGATTTAGTGGAAGCATGTTCAAAATGGAATTTTTCTCGAGAACAAATAGAAGAAATTAAAACAGAATTAGCTCGTCGCAATGTAAAAAATAGTTTTACAGGTATGCCAAAAAATTTAATTTGTAGTCTATTTAGATGTGAAATTAATCATATTCGCGACCTTGGATTTCTACAAGAATAAATACATGGTCCCGAAGGACCTATTTACATCTTTTTTTAGTTTTTAAGTTTTTTTAACAAAATACAAAGTCTTTGTTGATTTCATATTTTTTACAATTGAATGTAGTTCCAATTCGTGTTAATGATTCATTACTATATTTTCTAAGCTCTTCCATTTCATTTTTAATAATATTTTTTTGTGAAGGTTTATCAACTAAACGATAAAATATATCTGTCATACAATTCGTATACATACCAAGTACATTATTTATCTCGCGTTTTTTTTCATTTTCTTTTTCTTTTTTTTGAATTTTTCTCTTATAGTCTTCTTTTTCAATCTTGTTACGCATAAAATCAATACGCATTTGAAGATTGTCTTGTAAACGAACGGGTTCTTGAAATCTTGGTACTTCAACGTGTCTAATATGAATTATATTTCGAGCTATCTCAACAAAGTTATCATCTGATTTAGTTCCTTCCTTGAATGGATATGCACTTGATCTTTCATGTGTTTTGTTATGAAAATAGTCCCCTCGAGTTGATTGTTGCCAATTTTTAGCCATAGTTCTTGGGAAAATTTGATGTAAATGTTGAATAAAATTACTATCAATTTCACGTCCACAAATTATATCTAATGGATTTCTTGGAACAGATCCATTTTGTTTTTTAAGCCAATCAAAATATTCCGGGTTATGAATAGTACCTGTTTCAATTCTACCAGTTTTCCAATCCCATGGAGTATTACATTCAACACACCACATTTGGTTACAATTTCTTAAAACTGTAAAATCACTTCCAACAAAACGATGATTATTATCAACTTGCCATCCAAAATATTTACCCTTGCCAATAGGTTTGACTTCAATACTTGTTCTAAAATAATCTTTATTAGATAATGTACCTACACATTTTTTTCTTGGTAAAATAGTTGGAATTTCATGTAAAAATTCACCTGAAAGATTTAAGATATACGAATCAGGATAATCTTTAGGTCCATATCCCATACATGTTTCATTTTTATGTTCGACTTTATTTACATTTACAACAAATCCTAATGATCGAGATAATAAAACCATATCATCAAATAATCTTTTGTGTTTTAAAGGGATAACAATTCTCTTTCCATTTTGATCTTTTGGGGCACATCCATCTGAATCTATCAATCCAGCTAATACTTTTAAACGAGTATCACGATTATTTATCATATATTCTTTAGGTATATGTTTATTTCTAAACAAATTATATTTTCTTATTTGATCAGTAAAAGGATTGGTTTTCATTTTTGTAAATTCTGAATTATTTTCAATGTACGGAGTATCACAAATGTCAAATTTTCGTACTATATCTTCTATTCCTGTTATACATCCCTTGCATGAATCTGACGTAGCTCCTTTTGATATAGCTAATCTATTATTTCCTTTGTAATTACTTAATCCACGTCTTCTAATTCTGAATTTAACACCTTCTTCGTGAACTAATTCAGCATCATTATTTTCGCACCAATTTAAAATATAATTTTGTATTTCAATATCTCCAGAAGCTATAACTGGTTCTGTATGCGTACCATCTCCTAACCATAATCCTAACATATAGGGATCCAAAGTAACTTCTTTTTCATTGTAATTTATACTTTTTGATGACTTAAAACCAAGTAGTTGTTTTTTTGCACTTGTTGTTAATTTTATAAATTGATCAACTCTCATTTCAATTTCTTTAGAAAAATTTAATGTATTTTTAAAATTATCTGCTTCCTGTTTAGCCATTTCTTTAGTAATATCATTTTTAACTATAAAATCTTTTGTTTTCATTTTTAATGTTTCTCTACAAAACCAAGATACCTTCCACCTATTAATACTTTCACACCATACAATACTTTTATCAGTAGTAAATTTCAAAACCAAAGTATGTTTACTATTTACAATATAATTTTCACCTTTTGTTTGGGTGATTTCATACATTTCATCTTCGCCTGAACAAGTAGTCAAAACTGTTCTTTGTTCACCATCATCACCAATCAAAATATCCCCAATCTTAATATCTTGTGACATTTTTATTGTTTGATCCCACATTATTATAGGTGTATCTTTTGCAAAACAACCTATTATTTTAAATGTTAAACTTGCACATTTAGGACATGGTTTACTATCTTTTGCTAAAAATTTTACAGATTCAACAATTTCTGGATTACAAGTATGTTGTTCTTTTTCTTCAGGTGTATAACCTTTTATTTCATGACAATCTCCACACGCCCAACAATCACAAATTTCACACTTTAAAGAACTACTCAAAAAACCATGACAATCACCATTTGGACATTTACGAACAAATTTTTTCTTTTCGACTGTTATACAGTTTAAATGTTCATTTAATGCATTTTGTAAAGCGTTCATTTCTTCATGAAATCGATTACGAAGCTGTATCATAGCAACTTGTAATTTTTCCATTTTGATTTCTCTCTCGACATAAACTTGAGTTGCTTGAAGCATTCCCATTTCACGTTCCATTAAAACATTTTCGCGATGATTCTTATAAGTTTTTGATATGAAATTTTTTTCAAAATTATCACACATGAATTTGCGATCCCAAGAAATTTTGCATGACATGCAGTGAGGATCTTCTGATTTATCCAAAAGATAAGTTTTAATACAAGTTCGACATGATTCAAAATCACAAATACATTTTACACAAGCGCGAGCGGTTTTGTTAAATTTTTCAGTACAGATATTGCAAGAAGACATGATTGATAAGATTGGTAATTTTCACCAGTTTCAAATAAAACTCACTTTTTTTTTTTGTGGCGTCTCGATATAAAATGTTCACAATATATAATGTGAAATTGCTCGACTTGGGAATATATACATGAGTTGTTGGGTTTGGTGATTGGAGCAATCCACACGATTCAATTATACGAGGTCATAAACGTGGACCAGTACTAAAACTTAAAAAACATTTACGTAAATGGTGTAAAGTGATAGATGTAAATGAATTTAGAACAAGTAAATTATGTTGTAAATGTCATAATGAAACAGAAAAGGTATCTTATAATGGTGTCAAAGTCAATAGTGTTCTCCGTTGCTGTAACAACGAGTGTAGAATGATTATTGATAGAGACATAAATGGTTGTAAGAATATCTTAAAAATGCTAATGGTATCATTAAATCAAATGGATAAACCAGAGGCGTTTAAGCGAACAAATAAATCTTTACCCAGCTTAATTAATTAAAGCGTGAAAGTAAAGACCTTGTGAAATTCAAGATTACATAACTAAACTTTGTTGAAATAAAATGTTCGTTTTTAAAACCGGCGTTTTAAATCTTCAAGGGTGTAAACAAATTATCTTTTATTTATCTATTTTTTATCTATTTTTTTATTTTCTAATGTAATAATAATGGAAACAGAAGAGTTAAAACAATCTTTATTAAATACAGAATATCCTAAATTATTACATGCTAGTGAAGATCTTATTTTTAAAGATCCTATAAATAAAAGAACAGACTTTTCTAATTTTTTTAATAAACATTTAAACAAAAAAATTAATAGAGTATTAGTTGACAATTTAAAAGACACCAATAATGCTATTTATGTAATAGGTGGTTCTAGATCTTGGGATAATTTAATAAATAATTATTATGCTTCTCTTAAAAACAAACTTGATTTAAGTAATTTAGAAAAAACATCTATTATACCAGGTAATTATGATGTTTTTTGTATAGCAAATAAATCAGATAAAGTAAATACTATAATTAATAAAATGTGTAAAGTTTTTGATGATATTATAACTATTTGTCAAGAAGAAAATGAAGAAATAACATTTATAAGAAATTATCAAAAAGTTGATGATCCCGCTAATTTATTTATAACATCTGGTAAAAATAAAGGTAATATAAAATGTTTATCAAATGATTATTATTCTGAAGCAGGTTGTGTGTTCGCACCTTGTAAAGCTATGCATTTAGAAATATCTGGTGGTAAATTCAATGAAAAAGTAATAATTTATTTTGAATTACTATTGATTAAAAATCCTAATATAGTACATTACGTTCGAGATAATATAGTTGATAATAATCCTAATAATACTTTAAATTACTTGAATTTAAAAGGCTTATATTTATTCTCTGAATTAATTATTTCTAGACGTAAAGATAAAGATTTTGATGTTGATACTTATAGAAAAAATTTATTAAATAAATTGATTGAAATAGACCCTAATTTTAATAAATTTGGTATGTATTACAAAATCATTCAGATATATTCATACATGTTTCGTGATAGAACTAATTTTAATCTTATGAGAATCATTTTAACTAAAAATTTTGTATTTTTATCTGATAAACATGTAATTGATGATTATAGTTCATATTTAACTGAACATTTTAGAATATATATTAATTCTTTTATTTTAACTACAAACACAGATTTATCAAAAGAAATATATTCACAGTACAAGTTTTTTGTTACTGGAGGTGATGCGTATAGAAGATATATACCAGAAATTATTACACAAACAAATGATATAGATTTAAAATTGATTTATACTAATAAAGAAGATCATACAAGAGTATTAAACACTGTTATTAAGAGTATGTCTAACTTAATCTATGTTTTATATTCACATAAACCTATTAACCATATACAAACTTATACAATTAATGATTATATTAGTGTAGAATTTATACCTAAATATCCAGGTGGTCAATTTAGACTAAGATATGTTGAAAGTGAAAATTTTACATTGTTATCTATCGATTATAGATATAGATTAAAAATAAACATAAATAATAATAGTATTATTGTTAATGAAGAATTCGCATTATTAGATGTTGTTTTGGTTCATAGTGACACACTTCCAACTATAACAACAGACGGGTTTATTCCTGTAGCATCACCTAGATATTTAATTAACGATTTACATAAAATATATGATAAAATCAATAAAGATTTACATTCTAGGTTTCATAAAAATTCAAAAGATAAACAAAGATTTAAAAATTTAATAGAATATGTTAAAAAGTATAGTTATGATATCACTACAACATCAAGTTTAAAAAGAAATAGACATGAACATGAAGATGATGTAATAGAAAGAAATAGCATAAGAAAATTAAAAATTAAAGATACTAATGCTAATGAAAAATATATTAATAAGATTAAAAAAATGTTAGATACAGATGACACGGATGACGCATATGACACTGACGACACAGACAACTTTGAAATTCAAGGTGAAAATTTAAACAGATATATAAACCAATATGTTTATGAAAATTTTAATAATAAAGATATCTCTTTAGAATACTCTAATACATTTATTGAAAAAATAAACGAAAATAACAAATTAGATGAAGAAGATAAAGTTTATAAAATTAAAATGAGTTTTGATGATATTAAAATAATTGCTGCTAAATACATTAAAGATTATAGTGAAGAACTCTATGACATTTCTGATTTACTTTCAAATATAGCTTTAACTGAACCTGATACAGAAATGACATCTGAAAAAAGTTCTCCTAAAAATAAAAATAATAATAATAATAATGATGAAAACATTGATGACATTGATAAGATGTTTGATAATTTAAATCTTTAAAACGGGGAAGAGAATCTACATAAAAATCTAATCCTGAATTTTTAAGAATACTTACTGTAACATTAGCAGCATGAAACCACCATGTTTATCATGTAAACTAAATACTGGTGAAGCCCATAAACAATGCTTCACAGCTTGTTGTTGTGTTCCTAGCTTGTTCGACTTGGGAATATATACATGGACCCAAAGGCCCTATTTACACTAACTTCTTTCACAATTTTAATTGGTTAATTTCATTTTTTTCATAAGATTATTAATATCAGGTTTTCTAATACTGATAGTAATAGAGTTCATATTATTCTCAATAGATTCGATTGATTTGTTGTATTCAAACTGGGTCCACGCGTCATCTATAATTTTTTCAAAAGATATATCATGTTTTCTTTTTAATTGGTGATTTTGGGATTGGGTTTGGTTTTTAACTTGATTCATTTGTATTTTCCATGTTTTCATTTAAAATTCACTTTTTTTTTTTGTGGTGTTAATTTGACCGGGTTATTTTTGATTTTTATTTATGTTTATAATATTATAAAATGGATTATAATAGAATTTTATTAAATGGGGAAACTTTAAATAAACTTTATAATACTAATTCGTTAATTCTTTCAACAAAGCATCAAAAAAAAACAGATGGTATTAATTATTTCTTTTGTCCAACCATAGGCTTAAAATTATATAATCCACAAGTATCATGGGTTGATCCGTTAAAAAAAAACTTGTCATTTAGTTTTAATAAATGGGAAAATGCAAGTCTTTTAAAATTATTAAATTTTATACATGATACATTAACAACTATTTATAATAATAATGCATATAATGGTGCAAAAACTTTAGCTCCGTTTTTTTTTGAAAAAGATGATAGATTTTATATAAGAACTTATTTACCAAGTGTTAAAGGTCATTTTGGTATTAAATCAATATTTAATGATATTCAAGAACCATTTAATATTCCTCGAAAAGATTGCGTTTATAATTCTATAATAATAGAATTTAGAAATATTTGGGAAAGTGATAATAGAGCTGGATATAATATTGAATTAAAAGAAACTAATACTGCAATTTAGATACGTAGTTCATCTCGGATTTCCATTAATACTTTTCCTAAATAATTTTTACCAACTTTGTTTTTACATTTTGGACAAAAGCACTGTCCCCATGTTAAATCGTGCCAATAATTTCCTTCTATTAATTCTGAATTACCTGTAGCTAATAATTTATTTTTAAGATGTTCATTTGAAAATTTACATTTTAATATTTCTTTCATAACATTTATTTTATTTAAATCCCATTTTTTAATATCGTATTTAATACGCCGACCCAGTCTTTTTGCACCAGTTGGTGTATTACATGATAAAATTTTTAATCGATCTTCATCCGTTTCACATTTTTCCCATTGATATGCATGTTCTGATGTTTTAAATAATATATCTTTATAAATAACTGGGGTCTCTTGAAAATTACTAAGAAAGTTATATTGATATCTAAATTCTTTAATTACAGGAATATCCATTTATTTTTAAATTTATTAAAATTATTTCAATTTTATTTAAAAATAAATTTATTATTTACATATAATATGAGTATAGTACCAACAAAAAAAACTTATGATATTATGGCGACAAAAATACAAAAATTGTGGAAACAAATTTATTATAAAATTCTTATTGAAACAGCTTATAATAGACGAGTTAAAAAAAATGAAAAATCCATCGTTTTAATAATTTTAATGTTGGACAGTAAATTTGATCTTGATTATTTGATAAAAAAAGCTGGAGATAGTACTATATATAATCAGCATGCTGCTGGTATTCTTCAAAATAAAAAAATCATAAATTATGGTATAAATAAATATGTAAATTCACCATGTAAACATAAAAGAACTATACACGCTGAAATAAGTGCTTTTACTAATCTATCTAAAAAATGCCTTAAAGGACTCGATAAAAAATAACAGATTGAAAAATTCAAGACCATGTAATCATTGTATAGATAAACTCATAAAAGTCGGTATATATAAAGTTTATTATTCAAATGAAAATGGTATTATTGTAAGTGAAATAGTTGAAGATATGGAAAAATTGCATATTAGCTCTGGTACTAAATATCAATTGAGTTTAAAATGAAATTTTATTTTATTTATAATAAAATAAAACATGGGTCAAAGATGTTATATCCTCAGCCAAACTGAATATTCTAATATTTTAGGTATTTTTACAAATATTAGACAATGTAGAAAACATATTGAAACATTGGAAAATAAAGAAGATTTAATTTTGAATGAAATTAGATTAAATGAACCAAATAAAGGTAGAATTAATATGACTAAATTGTTAACTTTAAAAGAAGCTGACAGAATAAATCAAGAAAAACAAAAACAAAAACAAAAACAAAAACATCCTACGCAGGATTAAAAATAATTTATTGCTTCAATGCTTAATGATAAAATCATTTTATCATTTATCATTAGAAGATATTGAACCAGAATATTTATTTTATTAATTTTGAATTAAATGGCAAATTATTTTTATTTAAAAACATTTAATTTTGAATTAAATGGCAAATTATAAAAAAGAATTTGTCATATAATTTCTTGATGCGTTTGAATTTTTATTAAAAAACATTTAATTTTGAATTAAATGCGGAATTACAGTTTTTTTATTTTCTTTTTATAATGTATAAAAACAAAATGGCCGGTGGATTTAATTGCTTAGATCTAAAAAGTAATTTTTAAAACAAATTACTAGTGAGTATTTATACTTGCGACACTTCCAAATTGACGGGGAACTCCTTAGAGCCTAAACTACCACTTTATTTTAGAAATATTATAAAGGACCACGGTTAATAGCCGTACCCAATGGTAATAAAGTTTAGGATTGGACAATCCGCAGCCAAGCACCTAAAGTCGTTTTGATAGACTATGGTGAAGGTTCAACGACTAAACGCTGGTGGGTTTGAAGAGTTTAATCAACTCTAATGATAACTTAAGATATAGTCTACTCCCCAGGTTAAATCCTGATAAATACACTGAAAAGTGGGGTAGCAAGGAATGCAACTCGTTTCAATACGTAGCGAGTAATAGTGTTTTCATAAAAAGGCTACGCTAGTGAATTTTTTTAAATTTGCGACATTTTCAAACTGCGGGAACACCCTTAGAGCCTTTACTACCACTTTTATTTAGAAACATTTAAAAGGAACTCGGTTAATAACCGAACCCAATGGTAAAAATGTAAAGGATTGGGCAATCCGCAACCAAGCTTCCTAACTTTTAAGAAGGAAGAAGGCCCAGAGACTAGACGGAAATGGGGAAAGCAATTGCTTTTCTTAAGGTATAGTCCGGCCCATTTTGAAAAAAATGGGATAAACCGAGCGTATGGAGCTTAAATATTTTGGGCTCAAATAGTAAGCTGCTGCATGGTTCATATATATACCATAGTAGATAAACAGTATAAATATATGAATAAGATTAATTTCTTATTATTTAACTTGCTAGTGAAAATTATTAATTTAATTTTTGCGAAACTTTCAAATTGCGGGAACTTCTTTAGAACTTTAACTACTACTTAATAATGGTGACATTATTAATACCAAAGGGTAATGACCTGAGGCATAGTAAAAACGTTAAAGATTAGATAATCCGCAGCTAAGCATCTTAATAAGATAAGATGAAAGTTCAACGAGTAGACGGAAGTTGGGATTTAATATTAAATTCTTAAGGTGTACTCTATTCCTAATAGAGATATTAGGGCTAATGGTATGTAAATACCAAAAGCAAGATATTTACCTTACAGGTAATCCTCAGATAACATTCTTTAAAGTCGTATACAGACGTCACACTAACTTTGCGTTAATAGCTAGCGCATTAAAGTAAATAATAAAAATATTTGCTAGTAAATAATAATCAAATAAAATAAACCGGTCAGTTTTTATCTATTTGATATATTATTTGCAACATCATCAAACTGCGGGAAACTCCTTAGAGCCTTCACTACCACTTTTATTTGGAAACATTTAAAAGGACCACGGTTAATAACCGTACCCAATGGTAAAAATGTGAAGGATTGGACAATCCGCAACCAAGCTCCTAAAATAAAATGAATTTAAAAAGCAATTGTAAAAATATAAATGTCAAAGCTTTATGGTAAAGGTGAAATCTATAAATTAACTGCACCAAATGGTAAAGAATATATTGGACAAGTCGTTTGTTATTATAAAACAAAAGATCGTAAATATAGTAAAGCATGTAGTGAAAAGAGATTTAATGACCATATAAGAAATTCTAAAACAGACAATAATACACTATTAGCAAGAAGTTTGCGAAAATATGGTGCTCATAATTTTAAAATTAGAACTATCTTAATATGTAATTTAAATCAATTGAATTATTATGAAATCAAATATATAAGACAATATAATACATTAATGCCAAATGGTTTAAATATGGTTAAAGGTGGTGGTGTTCATTCTGGGATAGGAAATCCAATGTTCGGACGTGTTCATTCAGAAGAGACAAGACAAAAAATTCGAGAGACTCAGTTGGGTAAAATATTACCCCAAAGTCAAAAAGAAAATATGTCTAAAACTCATTCTGATAATATGAAGAATGGGAAATTACCACCTAGAAGAAAACACGAATTACCAAAATATATTTATCACGTGATAAGTAAAAATAAAGAAGGATATGAAATAAGAAATCATCCAACATTAAAACAAAAACAATTTACTTCAAAAACGATTACTTTAGATGAAAATTTGGATAGAGCAGAAAAGTATTTAGAAGATATTAATAATGCAACTAACAAAAAAGTATTAAAAGAAATTGTAAAACACGATGATTTGCCCAGATATATTAGGCAAGTTTTATCAGAAAAGTTTGAAGGATTTGAAGTTAAATATCATCCAAGTCTTGTAAATAAAAAATGGACAAGGATGAGTTTAACAATGGATGAAAAATTACAATTAGCTAAAAATTATTTAAATGGAGAAGGCTCAGAGACTAAACGGTGATGGGGAAGAAATTCCTTAAGATATAGTCCTCTGCTAAAATACTGTGTAAAATACGTGTTTTGGCGAGTAGAATCGATAGAACAAACATTCAACGGAACGGTAAATTAACTGCCGATAAAAGTAGTCAGCTATAACTAAAAGGATATGTTATAGAAAAACTGTTAGTATTCCTTATTAGTCAATGAAACATCCACCACCTGTTTTTATCCATTGATTAATATACAACTACTAGTGAAATAATATTTTATTTTGCAACACTATCAAAATGCGGGAACTCCCTAAAGCCCTTGAGTACCAAGGTAATATAGAAATATATTACTGGCCAAGATAAAACTTGGGTATGGTAATAATCTCAGGGATTGGGTAATCTGCAGCCTAGCTTCTAAGTCCATATTGCAGGATATGAAGAAGGTTCAACGACTAAATGTTAGTGGGTCTGAGAAGTTTAGCACGCTTCTATGAAGGCTTAAGATATAGTCTAGTCCCTCTGTATAGTAAACTCTATACTAATTAAATACATCGAAAGATGGGGTATAAACGCGATTTCGGAAGAAAAGTCAGCTGTACTGTCTCAAGAAACGGTGATTTAATTCATCGTGCATATTTACAACTAGATCTACCAGCACTTACTGTTACTACTCCAGCTACCATGTACGTAGCCTGGACCCGTAATGTAGGTCACTCTATTATTGATTATGTCAATATCGAGATTGGTGGACAAGAAATTGATCGTCACTACGGAGATTGGTTAAACATCTGGAACGAACTTACTCAAACTGCTGAAAAGCAAGATGGGTATGACATTATGGTCGGTAACACTGTTGATCTTGCACCAACTTCCCCTGTTATTAACTCTACTTATAACACTACCCCAGCAACTACTCTTTACATTCCACTCCAATTCTGGTTAAAAATTTGACCTGAAAAGCAATCTGAATCAAATGAAAAGGATAATTTTGATTACAAAACAGTAAATACTCCTTTATTAATACTTACTATAAACCGGCCAGTTTTTATCAGTATTAATAGTATAATTGCTAGTGAATTAATTAATTTTAATTTGCAACATTATCAAACTGCGGGAATTTCCTAAAGCCGAAAAAAAATTGAATAATAATTAATTTTCATAAAAATTATAACAAATGCAAACTTGTAGAATTTGTTTGATTGATAAATCATTGAATGATTATCAATTTAGAAATGATTCACAAAAATACAGAACTGATTGTAAAAAATGCGAACAATATAGAATTAATCTATATAAAAGAGAAAATACAGAATATAAAAAAAGATATAATGAATATCAAAGAAATAGAAGAAAAAAAGATATTAATTATTTAATTGAAGGCCGATTAAGAGCAAGAATAAATAAAATGTTAACAGCACAAGATGCTTCTAAATATTTTACCACATTTACTCTTTTAGGTTGTACAATGGAAATATTTAAACAATATCTTGAAAAAAAATTCTATGGTGATATGAATTTTGAAAAAAGAAATTTTGTATTAGATCATATAGTTCCGTGTTCTTGGTTTGATTTATCAAATCCAATACATCAGAAAATTTGTTTTAATTATAAAAATATCCAACCATTAACAGCAGCAGATAATTCTAAAAAATCTGATAAAATATGGTTAGAATATAATATTATGAAAAATCCTTATATTTAATGAGTACCAAGGTATATATGAAAATATATACTGGCCAAGATTAAACTTGGGTATGGTAATAATCTCACGGATTAAGTAAAATTAAATGGATGATCCGCATCCAAGCTCCTAAAATTTATTATTAAATCATGGAGAAGGTCCAACGACTACATGGTAATGGGTGAATTCTTACTGAATTTGCTTAAGATATAGTCTAGTCCCTTGAAACAATAGTTTCATTTAAATACACCGAAAGGTGGGGTGTTAACGCAATAGAAACCCAGGGTTAGCTTTACCGCTAATTGCCCTTCAATATCACGAAGTTAAATTCAATGTCTCTTTCACCACTGCTCTATCTAACATTGTTTTAGGTGGAACTGCCCCAACTCTTGTAGGAACTCCAGCTATCGGCTATTGTTCACTTTTCATTGACTATATTTATCTTGATACCGATGAACGTCGTCAATTTGCTCAAGTTCAACATAAAAATCATGTGTTGAAAAGTAAATATCAAAAATATTTGCTAGTGAATATTAAAGCAATAAAAACACACTCCTGTTTTTATTGCTTTAATATTTGCGACACTTTCAAACTGCGGGAAACTCCTTAGAGCCTTCACTACCACTCTTATTTGGAAACATTTAAGAGGACCACGGTTAACAGCCGTACCCAATGGTAATAATGTGAAGGATTGGACAATCCGCAGCCAAGCTCCTTAACTTAATTGAAAGGAGAAGGTTCAACGACTAAATGTTAGTGGGGAAGAAATTCCTTAAGATATAGTCTAGTCCTATTTAAATACACCGAAAGGTGGGGTATAAACGGAATATCTTTGCCTCTTAGAGATAAAAAGTAAATATCAAAAATATTTGCTAGTGAATATTAAAGCAATAAAAACATTCGGTTGTTTTTATTGCTTTAATATTTGCGACACTTTCAAATTGCGGGAAACTCCTTAGAGCCTTTGCTACCACTCTTATTTGGAAACATTTAAGAGGACCACGGTTAATAGCCGTACCCAATGGTAATAATGCAAAGGATTGGACAATCCGCAGCCAAGCTCCTAAAAATAAAATGAATTTTATTATAAAATATAGTTATTAAATGGGATTTATATACAAACTTAATTTTCCAAATGGAAAAGCATATATAGGTAAAACAACTCGTAATGTAAAAGATAGAATTAGAGAACATAAACAAGCATCTAATAAATGCCCAGCTCTCAAAAAAGCTATTGATAAATATATTGATTTTGAAACAGAAGTTTTAATAGAAATCAATGACGAGTTGTTAGATCACTATGAAGAAAAATTTATATTAGTATATGATACAATTGTACCCAATGGTTATAATCTCACCTATGGAGGTGAAGGTGGTAAACATTGTGACGAGACTAAAGAAAAACTTAGAATACTAAAATCTGGATTCAAACATTCAGAAGAAACAATAAACAAAATGAAAATATCTCATTCAAATAGAATAGTTCATGATGATTGGAAACAAAAAATTTCAAATGGTTTAAAAGGTCATTCAGTTTCAAATGAAACAAAGAAAAAAATGAGTGAATCTAGAATAAAAAATCCAATCGAAATTTCAAATGAAACTAGGAATAAGATGAGAATATCATTAAGTAGTATTAAAGTTAGACAACAAATGTCTCAAAATCATAGAAAAGATAAAAATAGTGATATACCTATGTATATACATAGAATACAAAAAGAACGATATTCAGGGTATGCTGTTAGAATACCTAATGAAAAAGAAAAATCTTTTGTATCTATGAAATTAAGTGATGAAGATAAATTACAACTAGCTATAGATTATATAAAATCAAATTATAATGGAGAAGGTTCAACGACTAAATGTTAGTGGGGAAGAAATTCCTTAAGATATAGTCTAGTCCCTTTAAAATACACCGAAAGGTGGGGTACTAACGATTGAACAACTTCAATTCACTGGTGGTGAATCATTCAGTTCTACTGCTATTAAATCAAAGCTCGCTCTTAACCACCCAGTTAAGTTCCTTGCTTGGGTCTTCCAAATAGATTCTAATGTTACAGCAAAGAGACATTCTGATTATACTACTTCAAGTTCTGCCTTATACGATGGTGTTGACACCGTTGTTGATGCTAAACTTCAACTCAATGGACAAGATCGATTCTCTGTCCGTAAGGCAACTTACTTCAACGTCGTAGATTTTGCGATTAAAAGTAATGATTATATAAAATGTCATTGCTAGTGAATATATTATACGTGTTAAACACCGGCCGTGTTTTTATCTAACACGTATTAATATATTTGCGACATTATCAAATTGCGGGAACCTCCTAAAGCTAATACTACTAAGGTAATTTAGAAATAAATTGCTGGCCAAGAATAGAACTTGGATATAGTAAAAATGTATTAGATATTACAATGGACAATCCGCAGCGAAATTCTAAAATACTGTGTATCATGAATAGCGTCCAACGACTAAATGGTAATGGGGAAGAAATTCCTTAAGATATAGTCTAGTCCCTTTAAAATACACCGAAAGGTGGGGTATAAACGTCAACCTTATCAACATTTCACCAGATGCCCAGCAACTGGTATTTATGTATACTCTTTCGCACTCAACCCTGAACAACACCAGCCTTCAGGATCTGTCAATATGTCGCGTATTGATAACGCTACTCTACAAATCAACCTTGTTTCTGGTATCTCTGCTGGTCAACTCCGTGTATACGCTGTTAACTACAATGTGCTTAGAATTATGGCTGGTGAACTACCCTCACGCCAGCAAAAGTATATTCATAAAACGAATATGCTAGTAGAATGTTTTTGACTATGTCAAGAATATTTTGCAACATTATCAAACTGCGGGAAACTCCTCAGAGCCTTCACTACCACTCTTATTTGGAAACATTTAAGAGGAACACGGTTAATAGCCGTACCCAATGGTAATAATGTGAAGGATTGGACAATCCGCATCCAAGTTCCTTACTGTCTCTCGACAAAGGAAAAGGTTCAACGACTAAATGGTAATGGGCTTAACAGCTTAAGATATAGTCTAGTCCCAATCTGAAAAGATGGGTATTAACGATGGGTGGATTAGCTTTGAGAATAGTACTACTATTTATAGAGCTTAAAAGTAACTTTTTAAAAGAATTTGCTAGTGAATTAAATACAAATAATTTGCGACACTTCCAAAATGACGGGAAACTCCTTAGAGCCTAAACTACCACTCTTATATAGAAATATTTAAGAGGACCACGGTTAACAGCCGTACCCAATGGTAATAAAGTTTAGGATTGGACAATCCGCAGCCAAGCACCTAAAGTCGCTATGATAAGACTATGGTGAAGGTTCAACGACTAAATGCTAGTGGGTTTGAGAAGTCTAATCAACTTCAATGATAACTTAAGATATAGTCTAGTCCCCAGGTTAAATCCTGATAAATATACTGAAAAGTAGGGTGTAAACGACTCCAATTAAATAAATACATTCACTGTATTATTTATTAATAAAAATTGAAAAATAAACTATTTTAATAAAAATTATTAAAATGGAAATTGAAGAAATACAATTACAACAGTGTACAAACTGTAAAGTTTCAAGAGAATTAAAAAATTTTATTGGAAAATCTGGTGGTCCAGTTAAAAGATGTTTAAAATGTCGCGAAAAAGATGCTAAACAAAAAAAAAGACCAGATGTGATTGAGAAAACAAATAAAAGAAATAAAGAAAAAAAATATTATATAAAATATCGTGAGAATAAAAGAGAAGAAAACGAAGAAGAATATTTAAAACATAATGCTGAAATCATGAGAAAATGGTGTGAAAATAATAAAGAGCATTTAAAAGCGTGGAGAACGCAAAATTTTGTTCAGAGATTTGGAGCTATTAAACGACAAGCACAAAAGAAAGGTATTATTTGGAAAGAAGATTTAACTGATGAAATGTGCTATAAGATGATGACATCTAATTGTTTTTATTGTGATTACATTTCAGATAAAAGTTTAAATGGAATAGATAGAATGGACAGTTTGGGTAATTATGAAAAAAAAAATACAGTTAGTTGTTGTAAAATTTGTAATTTTATTAAAGGTAGTTTAGACCCTGAAACATTTATAAAAAGATGTCAACATATTTCAAAACATTTTGGTGGTAATGGAATGTTAAATAAAGATATATGGCCTGATACAAAATCTTCCAGTTATTCAGCGTATGAATCACGATCTATCAAAAAAGATTTGAATTTTGAATTAACAAAAGAACAATTTACAAAGTTTACAACTGAAAAATGTTATTATTGTGATAAAAGTGCTTCAAAAATACATAAAAATGGAGTTGATAGAAAAGATAACGAGAATGGTTATATTATGTCTAATTGTGTAAGTTGCTGTAGTCAATGTAATTATATGAAAGGAAGTTTAACAGAAGATGAATTTATTGAAACTTGTAAAAGAATATCAGAGTATAATCTTACAAATAACATTGTAATTCCTGAAATAGATAAATGCGTAGAAAAAATTACAAAAAGAAAAAAGCATGACATTCCAAAAAATAAAATTATTGTTGTTATAAAACAACAAGCTGAGTCAATTTGTTCAACAATGATTCTAAGTAAATAAATTAGACTTTGCATCGCATTATAACAAAAAAAATATTCATATTTACATCATCAATTAATTACCGATTATGCATTTAATGGAGAATTATATATTGACCATATTAACAGAATTACAAGTGATAATAGAATTTCAAATTTAAGATCAGGATTATTATTTAATTTTAAATCGCGTTCAAAATTCTATTTAAAAATAAAAATATACAATATAATAAAACTATTAGAATGAATATTTTAATTAAAAAGAAAAAAACAGAACTTGTAACACCTGAAACAGTCAACTTTACAGAATTAGT